GTGTAACTTAGAGCTAACTCAGAAATAGCCCCAGCTTGCTTGGCTTCAGTTAGGTTACGCATCTCTCTCTGTAGCTTAACCTCGTCATCCCGACTGAGCGCACCAACCGTTCTCTGCTCTTTAATGAACTCATCAATAGCCCGTATGCCTTCTATATAGTCAGCATTATTTCCCTGCAATGATAGATTAGCATTGAGGCCATATATGCGCCCAATAATGTCTCCATATATTTCGTTGTTTGTTTTAGCGTCTATAGCCTGCTCTGACTTAACGTATCTACGCAATATGCTTGCGTCTTCTGTTCTTAACAAACCGTCTTTCTCTGCTGTATTAATACTTAACAATCTTTGGTCAGCGTCTATTTCTGTGTCTTCTGCTGTAGCAGAAATACGCATATAGTTCTCTGCGCTATCTATTCTGTCTAACAGTGTATTCTTCGCAATCTGCTGCTTTACTAAGTCTTTGTAGTCTTTAACTTCGGCCTCAACAGCAGAGATCATAGACTTGCGCTCTTTTTCATCAAGCCTAACCATTTTGCTGGGGTCTTCTGGATCAGGAACTTGCAGAACAGTTTTTTCCTTGATCGCAGCAACAGCGCCGTTTAACCTTGTAATTTTTTCTTTTGCATCTAACTCTGGGTTGTTAATAATGTCGCGTCTTAAAGAGCCTAGAACACCAGCCTGCCTGTAGTCAGCCATGCGCTTGGCTTTATTTTTAAGATATGTTTCGTAGTTAACAACATCTGGGCCAGCAGCTAAAGCAGCAGCGTCTTCATCCCTAATGGATTCAGCAAGTTCAGCACTCAATCCTTCAGTGGCAAGATTACTTTGTTCTGTGTGATAGTTAATTCCTGCCTGAGCCATTTCAGCTTTGGCATTGTTAGTAGCAATTTTAGTTTGCTCTTTGATAATCTTGTTGCCAGCAGCAGCAAAAGATCGGCTAAAGAAGTTATCTACAGTAGCTTTAACTTCTACTGGTAAATTAGCGGATAAACCTTTATAACCTTCATTTACTAGCTTTTGAAATGTGCTGTAGTCAGCAGGATTCTCTGCCGCTACTCTAGCAATCATATCGTTTGTTTTGTTTTGTATGCCAGCCGCATAACCTTGCACTAACTGGTTATTAAAAGTTTTGTAAGCATAATTAAAAGGACTTTTTTTCTCAGGCGCAGTGCCTTCTTTTAATGCTTGTTCGGCCTTTGCTTGTGCTTCTTCAGGAGCCTGAGCCTCAGCTATCTTCTCGCCTATTGCAGTACCAACAGATGCAGCAGTAGCGCCCAACCCTGCTAATGCCTGCATTCTTTTAACGCCAGAAGTGTCTATGCCAGTAGCTGTAAAGCCGCCATATCTTTTAATGGGTTGTATAGCCATCTTTTACGAGCCGCCTTCTTTCGGTTTGTTACGTTCATCTTTGATCGTTTTACCAGCCTTATATATATCTTCACCAGAACTTAACAGCGTACTTAGTCCCTGAGTGTAAGCAGCCGCCTTAGCTGCTTGACCAGACCTAATAGTCTGCGCCCTTGCCAGCTTGCCACTTAAAGAAATCCCTCTTTCACTTTTCCCTGATTGTTGTGCGCTATACAAGCCTATGCTTTTTGGCGTTTCGCCCGTGTAACCCGCAGTTGACGCGGCAGCAACCATTGCACCTAACTGCCTGTTAAGCTCCTCTCGACGGGCTAACTCCTCTGACTCGGCCTGTATTTTTTCTTGCCTTGCCTGCTCTTTAGCAGCGTCTTCTGCGGCTTTACCCGCTTGAACAGAGCCATACACGCTTGTTGCCGTTGCTGCTATCGTTGCTACAGCAGCTACTACTACAAAAGACATTACACTACCTCCGGCTCGACCAGAGCCTGTTCTATTTCATCTATATCAGTTAATTCAGTTGGGTGAAAGGTAATCCATGTACAGTCTGAGTGTGCATAAATGACTCTTTTTGTTCCAGGCAATGTCTCACCCAGAAATGGCCCAGTAATATCTTCTCTCTCATGTACGCTAACAACAGAGCATTCACCGTGCAATACACTGTAGAAATGGCGGGTCTTATGCTTTGCACCTACTACACACGTTTGAGCAGGCATAAACATCTCTCTAGCATACATACCATCTGAAAAATGATGGCGTACAGTGACATCAGCTTGAGGATATTCTTTAAGTCTATCCTGAAACTCATATATCTTGTCTTGTACTGCTAGGTTCACGATGACTCAACCTCGTACTCAATTGCTTGTAGGTGGATAGGAGCAGGGTCTGGTACTGTAATCTCAGGTACTACATCTATACCCCAGCCTTTACCACCATTGTTGTCTTGTATAATACCAGTTCTAACCTCAAACGGTGTACCTAATGGACTATCTGCTGTCTGGCCAAAGTTTCTGACAGCTACAGGGTTGCCGTCTATGTAGATACCAGCACTCTTGTACATGCGTAGGTTCATGCGGTTAATACGCTTTTCTCGCATAACATTGTTTGCACCAGCCTGTGAGCTAGTGTTCAGCGGCATAGGTACAATCTTAGGCACAAAGTTAAGTCCTATCTCTAGGTCTAAGTTACCACCTGACAACTCTTCTGCCGTGAGGGTAATAGTGCCTGTACCAGATACAACACGCTTATCGAGGTTGTTACCGTTACCAATAACACTGACTGTTGCTCCGTTAAGATGCTGATGGCCCAGGCTAACTGTTGTACTGCTCTGGTTTGTTAGCTTGATAGAGGAGTCGAGTAAGTAGTCAAAGCTCCAGCGATCTAGTGAGTATCTAAAGTTAACGCCTGATGTAATAAACCGACTAATAACATATAGCTCATTCTTTACTACAGAAGCAGATACTAAGAATCTTGATGCTTCAACACCATCAATAACATAGCCACTCTTAGCGTTTGTATACCTTGTGAAGCCGTTAATGTCTTGTGCGCGTACAGTGTTGAGTACAGCGGCATTGCCGTCCTCATTGATGATAAACACCCAGTTAGAGTCTTCTGACGTTGTGCCAGACAATACAGCTACATCGAATGGGTTAGAAATTAAGTGAGAAGACAACACGGATATATCATTACTTGTATAGGCATCCTCATTAAAGCTATACACAAACTGACGTAATGTCTGACCATTTTGGTCAACAAATAGTGTAGCACCATCTAAGGACTTGGCTTCTAGGTATCCAGAGCCGTGTTGTGTCTGCGATACAATGTCGATAGTAGATGGCGTACCACCTTTCACCAAGAACTCTGCACCAGTAGTAAACACTTGTAGCCCACGATCAGAGTTAATGTCTACTATTTCTGTTTGCGCCCTAGCGGTAAGGGTAACAAAGATACCTTCATCGTCATCACCTTCTTCAAAGAAGTAATCAAAGAAAGACCCTGACTTAGATGCAAACAGGCTTTGCTGTTTAGACTTAGTGCCACCTAGCCACAGTCTACCACCGTGGAATGTACCCATCTTTGGGTAGCCGCGTGTAGCACTCCATACATCTTCTTTTCGTGGAGAACCATTTTGGCTTTTTGCAAATGTTAATACCTGGTTGGCGTTACTTATACCGCTTGTAGGAAAGCCAGTATATAGCTCAAAGTCTTTTGTTGATTCGCCACTAACAGTAACCGTGTATTGCATAACACCAGTGCGAGTAACTGATACACCAGTCTCACCATACACAGGCATTTCTTGTAGATTCTTTTCTAAGTTAAATCGCGTTGAACTTTGCTGGTTTGCATTAGCATCCCCAGCGAACGTAATGTTTTTACTTAACACCCCCTCAACGTCAATCTGATATGTGTCACCTGTCTTAACATGACTGCCAAATGTTAATATTTGCACATCATTTACAGGCGTAGGACTAGTTGCGTCATCATAGTCAAACTGCGGCACATTAGAAAAAGGAATGTCATCAATAGCAAACGAACTAGCTATGTTGCCAGTGTTAATAATTCTTTTAGGTGGATGTTCCTCATGGAACAATAGCATGACGTTCTCTGTTTGTACGTCACGCACCCTAGCGATCTCGTTAAAGTCATAGGGTAGAGGCAGGTTAGCTATTAGAACAGTATCTGTGATCGTGCTGTGCGGGATACGGTAGATAGCTAAGTTGCCAAAAGAAGGCGGGTTAGTCGGGCTTACAGTGCCTGATGAGGGCGCTCCACCAGTAGCCACACACAGGTAGTGCCTGTCAGTCTCAATGCTGAAGTCAAACGTCTTAACGTCAGAGAAGCTCAGGTTGTCGTATATGACATTTAACCCAGTCAGTTCAACTTTCTGAGAGCCTAAATCACCTGTATCACCTGTACGCACAAGACGCACATACGGTGTAGCCACAGTATCTGTAATCTTAGTTCTAAGCGATGTAGGTGCAGACGTTACTGTAATGCTTGCGCGATCAGTCCAGGCAGTGCCGTTAGACGATGTTTGTACCTTAAATACAGACGTATCAGTGTTAACCAAAGTAAGCTGTATGTTCTGCACATCGATAAAGACAATGCCTGTAGTGGTGCTGCTTAAATCATATTGAGCAACAATATAATCAGCATTTGCGCCTGTGCCCAAAACACCAACATTAGTTGTAGTAGTACCTTTGGTAGCCTCACTAAAGTCGTTTAGGTTAGCTGGTGTGCCGCCACGGGGCATGGTTGCCGTAAACTGGGTGCTAAGATATGCGCCCATAATGTTAATAGGCTTATCAATATGCTCTGTGCCTGGCCGTCTTTTAACACCACCCTGCGGCACAATGACTACGTTCTCAGCAGTCTGTAGGCCAGCATAGTATTGATTAAGGTCTGTACGTCCCTTTAGTAGAGGCGATAGCTCACCGCTAGTAAAGCTGGCTTGCAGGAATTGTGACTCAGCCATTAGTACCTCACATTAATAAATGGTTGGCTTCTAAGCGGCTCCGTTGGGTATTGTTGTGAGTCAGTGTAACGTGCCATACGAGATGCATTCTCGTACTTAGCAGCGTTAACCTGTGCTGATGCAGCACTGTCCCTGATAGAAGGCGCAAAGTCCATTGCTAGTGCGTACTCGATCATCTTAGCAAAGTAAACAGGCCATTCACCTTCAGCCACGTTTGCTATGTAATCAACGTACAAAGGCCCAGATGTATTGGCATACACCTTGTCGCCATAGATTCTGTATTGTATTGCAGGGTCTAGCTTAACTACGTTAATCAGGTCAGCAGGAAGCTGATAGATGTTCTTGTAGTCATTACCTACTGGAGTTTCTGTAGTAAGGGCTAACTGCGCTAATCGTCGAGCAAAGCCCCAGCGATACTTAGACATCTCAGCCTGCACGATGTTGTCGTACAAGTTGTTAGCTACAGTTTCTGCGCGTGTGTTACCACTTAATGATGTGACAGGCAGGTCGCCAATCAAAATCAAGGCGTTAGAAATTAACTTAATTTTCTCTGCCATATAAACCTCAGTAAGAAAGGGGGGCGAACCCCCCAGACGTTGTGCTTTGTTACTTTACGCAGTAATAATTAGGCCAGCAGCCGCTGTAATGCTTGTAGCGGTCTGAGTCTTAATATACGTCAAGTGAACTACTGGTGCTGTAGCAGTAGTGGTATCTTTACAGATAATCAAATCACCAATGCTCAACTCATTGATAGCAGCAAGAAAATAATCTGCGTTATCAATAACAGCCTTAGCATCAGTAGAAGTGTACTGCCAAGTAGAACCACCATTTCCAGAACCGCCAATGCGGCATAAACCATCTCGTGCAAAAGCCATGTCTAATTCTCCTTATGCAGTTTGAGTGTATTGAACTTTAACCAAACCACCTTCGTCGCGCACAACAGAGCCAGCCTTCAGCATGCCGTTACACAACCAAGAAGTACGCTCGGCTACCCAGTCGATCTCGGTCTTCATGTCGATACCAAGGGCAAGGCCCACAGCAGGACGCTGGAAGAAGTAAGAGTCAACTACGTTAGCAGCAACAGTCAGTCCACCTTCTACGCGAGACTCAAGAATTACAAACTTGAAGCCAGCCAGAGTGTCAACATCACCGTTTACGAGTGCTTTAATAGCTTGATAGTCAGAAGAAGTTGCCTTCTCGTCGTTCAACAGTCCACCTAGACCCAGTGCGTTTACAGCAGCAAACAGCTCAGAGTTAGGAACACCTTGGTCGCGTAGCTCAACCTGGGCTTTAATTACTTTAGCCATGTTCAGGTTAGAAGCGTTGCCACCTACGTTGGTGCCAATAGTTGATGTCAGAGGAGTAGAAGCATCCATAGCGTCGATAACAAGCTGGTCAGTACGACGACCAAGAGCACCAGCAATAGTGTTAGCCAGTTCCTGCTTCTCATCAAAGTTGACATCTTGAGCATCAAACATGTCAGTGTACTCTGGAGCATTCCAGTTGCTTAGAGTGGCAGTCTTAAACTCGTGCGCCACATCCATAGGAGTTACCAAGTCAGAAGTAGACTTCTGGTTAGCAAGACCTTTACCCATACGACGAAACTTGTAAGTGTCGCCAACTACATTGTTGCGCTGTGTTACAGCACCTTTCAGCAGGCCCATGCCCTGATAGGCATGTTTAACCATACTGTCAAACTCCGTGACCGCCACGGCTGATAGATTTTTACTCATAGTAGATTCCTCGAAAAAGAGTAAATTAAAAAGTTTTTCAAGGTTTTTGCTGAGTACCCAGTAAATTGGTCAGCATCCAACCTAATTTACTGGGCCTTAAAGAAAGGGTATCCAGTTTTTGAATTATACCCTGAATACCCCTATTGGATCAACCAACAGTGCGTTGGTGCGGCCTGTCGCCACCAAAGTCTTGCATCATCTTCTGTATTTTTGCTTCATGGCTTCTATCAACACTACGCAATAACCCACCATGCTCATCTTTCTTGAACATTTCAGCCTCAATGTCTGACCATGTAAGACCTGTAGGGCTTTCACCACCGTCAATAGGTAGCTTAGTAGGGGCTGTAGCTGACACTAGCATCTCAATTAACTGCACTGATTCTGCTGTAGTTACTAGATCACGGGCAACATCAAAGTCTTCAGCACTCATGTTGTTCTTCATAAACCCTTCAATGGTCTTGATGCGCTGCTGTGCATTATCCCCTAGCTTCGCTAACTCTTGCTCCTGCTCAACCTGCTCTACAGCCTCAGATTGTGCGGTTAACAGTTCCCATGCATCGTTAAATGCGTCCTGAGACATGTTGGTCTTGTTAGCAAACTCGGTCAGTTCCTCTAGCAAAGCATCACCAGACTCTACACCTTCAGGGCCAGCATAGCCATCTTTAGGTGCGCCTGTAAATCCACCGAACTTCTTCTCTAGCTCTGTATACGCTTTAGCCTGTTCTGCAACAGACTTGTACTTGGTAGGGTTGTACCACTCAGGCATATCGCCTGCACCCTTGATACCTTCTGATAGAAAGTATTCACCTTCACTTAACTCTGGCGATGACTGATCTAACAGGGTATCGCTTGTTGTTTCTTCTACTGCGGCCTGTTCTTCTGACATTAAATCTTCTCCCAGGGTAGGTCGATAATCTTCCTCGACTTCCCTAATGGTTGGTGTTTAAGTTTTATCTCGCATAACTTGCGCTGTCCATTGAGCAAGGCGAGAGAGTTAACGTCGATCCATTCAACGCTTTTGCCATCCTTATTACAACGGAATGCACAAAACTTGCCTACATAATCATAGCCATCAAACTTATACTGTTTAGCTAAGTCATCTAGCCATTCCATCTTAAAGCCAATTTTATCTAGGTACTTCTTAGACTCATCACCTATAAGAACTTTTGGCGTTACCTTTACGGCACGTTTCTTAACTTCTTTAGTCATAGTATTTCTGCTTGGTTGATTTGATTAATTATGAATTTAACTACACCTGACTCACCGTTATGGTAAGCAGATTCGTAGTTTACATTAGGGGAGCCAAAAGAAGTGTCATTATCGTAGATAAATCGTTTGTGTAGATCAGCAATGACTTGCTTACCTTCTTCAGAGTTGAAGCAACGATTGTATGCTTTAGCTAGTTCAGCAGCTTGTGACCGTTTTTTAGCCGTCTGCTTTTTTGCGGCCTCTGGATTAACAGAAGCCTTGTCGATGTCGTCCCAACTCATTGTACTGGGGCTTGACTCGTAGCCATCCCAGCCTGTGCAGCTTGTGCGCCAGCTTGGATTATCTGTTGTTTCTCAGTTTCGCTTCGTATTAGTTCAGCAGGCATACCAGTTTTACCTCCAGCCCATGTACCAAAGTCTTCTAGCTTAAAGGCAATCTTGGCTTGGTCTGGGCCAGCAGTCTGCAATACAAATGCTACAGCCTGTTGCACTGACATCAGGTCTTCACCATCTTGCGCTTTAGCTAATGGAGACAAGAATTTAATATCTACGTCTTTATTATCTAACTGTATAGGAGTAATTAGTCCTCTACGAGTTAGAATAGCTGCTACACGCTTGATGATAGGGATTAATACTTCGGTCTGCAAGCGCCCAAACGCAGAACCAATACGTTTTGCTAGTTCTCTGGACTCTATAGCTACCTCAGTAGCACTGCGTACAGCACCATTAGGGTCTCTTAGATCGTTAAACAGGGCGCGTTTGATAGCAGTCTGTAGCTCGTTAATCTCAAACTGCGCTAATGACAGGTTAGAGCCTGTGTCTAGTCGCTGAATACTAGGATTAGCAGAGTTGTTAGAACCTACAGGAATAACAATGCCTGGGCTTATACTAATATTGTAGGGGTTGGTTACACCGTCATCAGTTGCTGTGTACATACCCGCTAGATCGATAGCTGCTTTCTGTAGTACAAACTCTTTAGCTTTGTTTAGAGAGCGTACATCAGGCAATGCTTGTAGCGCAGGGCCACGACCACGAATCTCACCGGATACTTTAGAGTAACGGCCAGTTAACCAAGGGCTAGATGTACCGTAGTCTTCCATCCAGCTAATAGAATCTTCA